GTGTTCGTTTCTCTCTCCCCCCTGTGGATAACTTGGCTCACAAAAAACAAAATAAAAAATAAAGATTCGTTATGAAACATTCGCATAATTTGAAATATGGATCGATTTACCGAAAATTGCGTAAATCTATTCTGAGTCAAAATCCGACTTGTTATTGGTGTCACTGGAGGCCTGCGACAACCATCGATCACGATCCTCCGCTGGCCAGCGTTGATGATCTGAGTCAATGGCGTGGAAATCTGAGACCAAGCTGCGCGAAATGCAATTACTCGAGGGGAGCATCTTTTGGCAACAAAAAAAGAAAAGCCGTCCGACCTAGCCGTAAGTGGTAGGCGGCGTCGCGGAGGTAGGCATACGAGAGCTATGAAGCGGATGCTACGCGGTCGCACTGACATAGATGCGGTCACGGTAACGATGCTACTAGGTCTATCGACTGCCTGGGACAAAATCGAGGAGAGTAATCAAAACCTTCATAGCATCCCTAGCATCTCTAAAGAGCTACGCGAGATATGGTTCAAGATCGCGCCTACCGATTCGGTCGATGATCTATGGACGTCCTAAATGTATGCGCTCCCAGGTGGGCGACCTCAAGAGATCCTGATTTACCGACCGATGGCGATAAGCTGGAGAAGGTCGCTAATCTAATGGGTTTTAGCTTGTATCAGTGGCAGCGCCAGGTAGCCGATACAGCTTTAGAAAAGGTCGATGGGCATTACTGGTATCGAACCGTAGGAGTCGGTGTAGGTCGGCAGTCAGGAAAATCCAAACTCGTTGAAACGCGAATAGCTTTCGAATTACTAAAGCCTCGTCATCACGTCGCCTATACAGCCCAGGATCGCAATATGGCGAAACTCAAGTGGCAAGAGCACGTCAATAGTTTCGAACGGTGTCCAGCCATAGCTAAACAGATTCATCGCATTTCATACATAAACGGAAGCGAACGGATCTATATGAAAAATGGATCTAGCTACGGCATCGTCACGCCGAACGATAAAGGCGCTCGAGGTATGAGTCTAAATTTAATGGTGATCGATGAAGCCTTGATGCATCCCCTCTCACTCATAGCTTCATTACAGCCAACACTTGCTACTCGTAAAGATGGACAGTTATGGATCCTGTCTAATGCTGGAATTCCAGGAAAGAGCGAACTACTCCAGCATTATCGATCTGTAGCTCACGCCAATATCGCCGATAAATCGACACGACTAGCCTGGTTCGAATGGGCGCCGACCGAGGAAAAATTCGATTATATGGATGAATCCATATGGCGGCAGGCGATACCTTCTCTCGGTGAAAGTAATGGCGTACTTATCGAAGCTGTCCGAGAAGCTGCGACGACGAATAGCCCTGAGATATTTACAAAAGAGTGGCTCAATGTGTGGCCAGCTCTTGAGGCGGTAGCTGTGATTGACGTAGATCTATGGGATAGCTTGGCTCGAACAGATATAACCGTAGGTAATAAAATCGTTTTAGGTGTAGATATCTCACGAGAGCGAGATAAATCCTCGATCGCCGCATCCTCCACAATTCGCGATAAGACGCCTGTAGAAATTATCGAGGCGCGAGATGGAGCTAACTGGGTATTACCGCGACTTATAGAAATCGCTAAAAAATGGGATGCGCCAGTAGTTATCGATAATGGATCTCCAGCGTCATCGATGATAGGTGAATTAGAAAATGCAGGTATCAAAATCATCTCAATCGGCCTACGCGATTACGCTCGAGCGTGTGGCTCCTTTTATGATGCAGTCCAGGCTAAAACGATATGCCACTTAGACGACCCTAATTTACGAGACGCGATTATCGGATCTACTAAACGAGCTTTAGGTGACTCGTGGGCCTGGTCTCGTAAGAGTACGAATAACATAACCCCATTGGTAGCGGCGACACTGGCGCGCTACGGTGTAATAAACGAACCTGTCGAACTGCCAGTGGCGAGGAGCAAGATTTTCTAATGAAAACATTTCTAGCCGTAATACCACTTCTCATTCAATTAATCGGTACAGCCGTCTTGACGTATGGCGCGTATCTGATTTATCCCCAGTCTGCGATAGTATTAGGAGGGTCTTTTCTCATCCTTTTCGGTATCGCGATGGAAAGAAGGAATAAATAATGCTCGGACGTCTCCTAAAACGGCAGATCCAACCTTCCGTCGTCTATACGTCGTCAGGTTATGTCGATTCTTTAGGTCGCGTAGGTCGAGCATTTCAAGCTAATTGGGCTGGTACTTATGTCGATACGAATACAGCTCTCGGCGTACCTGCAATTTATCGCGGTGTCACACTTTTAGCAGATGCTATTGGAGCACTTGGATTACATAGTTATCGTAATGGTGAGCGCGTAGATCCAACGCCTCCAATTCTCAAACGTCCTAATCCACAAGAAACGCGAATGGAAACTATTAGCGCGATGGCCGCTTCTCTTATTCTCGATGGTAATTACATCGCGGTATTAGGGCCAGTGAACGATAATGGCTATCCTGATTTCTTTTATCCTGTAGCAATAGATCGCGTACATATTGGACGTCAAGATGGCGAACTTATTTATCGCATCGATGACAGGGTTTATCCGACAGATGAAATCCTGCACATTAAAAATTTCACATTACCAGGCGAGGTATTCGGTCGCGGTATCGTGCAGACACAAAAACAAGCTATAGGTAAAGAAATTGCTATCAATGAATACGCGGCTCGATATTTTGATGGCGGTGTAAATCCGACAGCCGTGATTAAAAGCGGTAATCCTGATCTTACTCAAGAGGAAGCCGATGCTCTCAAGGCTGCCTGGTTGTCTATGTATAGCGGTCGCAATCGTCAGCCAGCGGTCTTAAATGCCACGACTGATTTTGAAATACTTTCATCGAACGCTCAAGAGTCACAATTAATCGAAGCGCAGATCGCAGGGCTAACGGAAGCTGCGAACATTCTTGGCCTACCAGCTTATTATCTTGGAGCACCTAACAGCTCTCGTACTTACGCCAATGTCGAACAAGAAAACCTCCAGCTTGTTCGCTGGTCTATTCAACCAATAGCCGAACGTATCGAACAGGCTCTTTCGGATCTATTAGTACGCGGCCAAGAGGCAAAATTTAATTACGATACATTATTGAGAACCGATACGCTGTCACGTTATCAGGCTCACGCTGTCGGAATTCAAAGCGGATTCTTAACCGTAAATGAGGTGCGAGAAATGGAAAACAGAGACCCTATTAATCCTATCGATCAGGATCCTATCGATATGGAAGAACCAGGCTCGGATCTAAGTGAGGAAGATGAAGGAGTGGATAGTAGTGAACTCTGATAATGAGATTCGTAGCTATAACATCGACCTAGAGATTCGTCAGGATGCCGAGGGTCGAACCATTATGGGTATCGCCGTACCCTACGATAAAGAGCAGCGCGTCAGTTCCGATACGACGGAGGTATTTCGTAAAGGCGCTTTCGCAGACGTTATTAAAGCCGCACACCGCGTAAAACTATTGCGTAATCACGATTCTAAAAATCCTATCGGTCGCGCCACATTGTTACGCGAGACAGACCAGGGCTTATACGCTGAATTTAAGATCTCCAAAACAAGAGAAGGCGATGACGCTTTAGAGCTTGTTAAGGATGGCGCGTTAGATCAGTTATCTATCGGATTTATGCCAATTAAAAATCGTAAGAGATCCGACGGTGTTATCGAACGCCTCAAAGCTCATCTCGCTGAGGTCTCCCTTGTTACTTTTGGCGCTTATGGTGATATGGCAGCCGTAACAGGTGTGAGGTCTCAAGAGACAGTCGAAACTCCTCGACTCGATGCGGCTAAAGAGATCCTCAATGCCATACAGCATAAAAAGTAACCATCCTGACTGTAGCGGTTTTGCAGTAGTAAAAGATTCAACGAATGAGGTAATGGGCTGTCATAAAACAAAGGCTCAAGCCGAGGATCAATTAACAGCTATTAATATCTCCGAATACGGAAATCGTGAAGCTAGGGCAGAGGGTTTTACACCTACGGCAGCTATGAAAGCGGAAGCTGAAAGAGGTCTAGCCTGGAGACGTGAATTCGGTCGCGGTGGTACAGCTGTAGGAATAGCTCGAGCAAGAGATATAGCCAATGGTAAATCCCTACCTTTAGATACCGTTTTAAGGATGCGATCATTTTTCGCACGTCATCGAGTCGATAAAGAGGCCGAAGGATTTAGACCTGGCGAACCTGGTTATCCCAGTAATGGTCGTATCGCCTGGGCTTTATGGGGAGGCGATGCAGGTAAATCGTGGGCCGACAAGATAGCGGCTCAAAATCAAGATCGTACTAGCCGTGCTCTTGGTATATTAAAACTTTTACAGAAAATAAAGTAAGATAATCCAATAGAAAGACACCTCGATTTTTAGGATGCGACACCTCGCCACGAGCGACACCTCGCCACGAAAGAAATCGACACCTCTTAAAAATAATTAACTTTTATTCTTAAGGAGAGTAAAACGTGGCAAACACATTTTTATCGTCTCTACGCGAAAAGCGCGAGAGCAAAACCTCGATGATCCAAGCGATCGTCGATCGCGCCGCTGAGGAAACTCGCGACGTAAGCGAGGTAGAACTCGCTAATATCGAAGCTCTTAATGTTGAAATTAAGAAGCTCGATGAACGCATCGAACAGATTTCTGATATCGAATTGCGTAATGCTAAAGCCGCTGAATTGGCAGCTAAAGTAGATAGCACAAAGCCAGCGACAGAAAAGCGCGAAGCTATCAAGGTTATCTCCGAACCTGTCACATATCACGAGCGCAGCGAACACTCATTCCTCTCGGATGCAGTAAAAGCACATTTCAACACAGATGTAGAAGCAAGCGATCGTATTCGTCGCCATCAAGAAGAAATGCGCGTGGAATATCGTGCAGCTAGTACCTCTAGCTTCTCAGGTCTCGTAGTACCTCAGTACCTCGTAGATCTTTACGCACCGCTCGCTCGTGCTGGTCGTCCCTTCGCGGATGCATCTCGTAAGCACACCCTCCCACCACAAGGTATGAGCGTGGTCTTATCCTTGATCGGCACTGGAACCTCAGTAGCAGCTCAAACTTCACAAAACACAGCAGCAGTTTCACAGGATCCAGCAGATTCAAGCTTGACCATTAACGTTAATACCGTTGCAGGTCAAAACTCGGTTTCAAAGCAGGCACTCCTCCGCGGTTACAACATCGAGAGTATCGTTTTGAGCGATCTCATTCGCGCTTATAACACTAAGCTCGATGATCTGATCATTAACGGCACTGGCTCTAACGGCCAACCTCTCGGTATTCAAAATATGACTACAGGTATTTTGGTCACTTACACCGCAACGACTGGAACAGTCGCAGGCGTTTATCCAAAGATCGCAGATGCGATTCAACAGATTCAGAGCAACGTATATGCATCGCCAAACGCGATTCTTATGCATCCACGTCGTCTTGGATGGTTCCTCTCAGGCCTCGACGGTAATAACCGTCCATTAGTCGTACCAACTGCGTACAATCCGACAAATGCGATGGGTACTGGTTCAGGATATCCAGCGTACGGAACGAATAGTGGTTACTCCATTCTCGGTCTGCCGATCATCACAGACGCGAACCTCGCTACTAATCTTGGAGCTGGAACAAACCAGGATTCGATTCACATCGTCGATCTCAACGAGTCACACTTGTTCGAAGAAGCGAATTCGCCTACATATGTCACATTCGAAGAACCAAACGGTAAAGTCGCACTAAATATCGTTATGTTCGGAATGTTCGCATATACATCGCTACGCTATCCAAAAGCGTTCGCGCAAATTAACGGCACTGGTCTAGCTGCACCTAGCTTCTAGTACCGAATGACCTCTCGGCCGTCACACTTGACCAGGCGGCCGAGTGGTTATAACTATCCAGGATCTTTAGGGGCGATACTTATGCGTAATTCAGGAGCTATTACACTAAGCGCCGTCCCATTATCGAAAATACCTGTCCCTATTTATGATGGAGATCCTGGATGGCTATAACTAACGGATATACGACTCTTACCGCGATGAAAACGTTTTTATCGATTTCTGATAACAGCGACGATACGCTTTTAGAGTCATTAATTGAGTCAGCCTCACGCAGTATCGATAAAATTGCTAACCGCCGCTTTTATCTTGATGCTAATGCATCAGCTCGTCAATATCGCGCTTATAACGAGGTTTTGTGTTTTGTCGATGATATTGGATCTACGACGAATTTAGTGGTAGCGCTGGATGAGGATGGCGATGGTACTTTTGAAACTACTCTTACACTTAACACCGATTATCTTTTGGATCCATTGACCGCACCTGCACTAGGTCGGCCTTACACAAATTTAACGATGGTGAATACGGCTTATACCTGGCCTGTATTTCCTGGGATGTTTTCTAATGGCCTACGTCCAGGCGTTCAAGTGACCGCGAAATGGGGATGGCCGAGCGTTCCTGATGATATCGAAACGGCCTGTCAGATTCTTACGGCAGATCTTTACAAACGTAAAGATTCTCCAGGTGGAATTCTTGGATTAGGAGATCTTGGAGCTGTACGAATGAGTCCACTCGGACGCGATGTAACCGCGATGGTACGCGCTTATCGTAAAGAGGTAGCGGCTTAATGGTTCCCTCGACTGTGCGCACAAATCTAAAAAACAGATTAGCGACTATCTCAGGCCTAAAGACCTATGACTCGATTCCTGATTCTGTAAATGTACCTGGAGCAATCGTCGGACAATTAGATCTCAATTTTGATTATACGTTTAACCGCGGATACGACCAGGCGACCTGCACTATACTACTCATCGTAGGTCGTATGAGTGAGTCAGCTGGACAGGCCAAGCTCGACGGATATCTAGCATCTACAGGATCTACCTCGGTGAAGGCCGCAATCGAGGCAGATAAAACACTCAGCGGCGCGGTACAGACCTTACGAGTCACAACGGCTACGGCAGGGTCGGTACAGGTAGCTAGTATCGATTACCTCGCGTATCGATATGTAGTAGAACTGATCGGCTAAAAAAGGAGAAAAACAAATGGCGATCTTTATGGGTAATCAAGTGGCGGTAGTCGCTGGAACGACAACCATCACGACTTTCGTTAGCGCGGTCAGTCTTTCTCGTGAGGTGGACGCCGTGGAAATTACAGCGATGACAGACACCGTTCAAAACCTCGTAGGTGGAATTGAACGACCAAGTGTTACGCTCGAACTGTATAACGATTTCGCAGCATCCTCAGTAAATTCAATTTTTGAAAATGCACTAGGTACAAAATTAGCGATGCAACTCATTCCAGTATCAGGAACCGTCAGCTCGACAAATCCTCGCTATTCGATGTCAGTTTTGGTCGCTCAGTGGCAGCCCATTAACGGAACTCTTGATGGCCCTGCAACTGCATCGATCACGCTTCCAGTAACAGCTCTAACAAAAACAACAACCTGATCCAATTAATAGGGGGCAATAAATGGCTATTCAATTAATCCGTGTAACAAAAAAAGATAATAAAGAGGTTGATTACGAGCTTACGCCAGCGGCAAAGGTGGCTTTTGAAAGTCATTTCAAAGTCGGATGGCGTAAGCGCCTCATCGATGAACAGCGTGAGTCCGACCTATGGTGGTTCGCACATTATCTTATGACTGCTAAAGGCGATGCTAATGGGCCTTTAGACGATGCATTTCTTAACGGTTATAAGGATGTAGATCTCGTCATAGATCCAAAAAATGGATAGACCGACGCGGCGACATATGGGAGGTCGCAGCCGTGTCGGTAGCTACAGGTATATCTCCTAATGATTTACTTGGTTGCGACCCTGCCATATATGCAGCGATAAAATTTATCTTGCAGGAACAGGCACAAAGTCGAAAGACGATGACGCCGCGTAGGAGGTAAAAATGGCTCGAGCTTCCGAATCTATTTTTATCCCTGATTTTGCTAAATTGACTAAAGCATTAAAAGCCTTAGATCCTAAGTTACGGAAAGACTTTAATAAAGCTCTCAACGCCGCGGCGAAACCAATGGTTATGACTGCTCGTACATTCGTACCAGGTCAAATCGTGAATAACAGTGGCGCATTTATCTTTCGTCCTCAGATGCCTACTTATACCTCGGCATCCTGGGTTAATGATCGTACTCATCGATCGCGAGATCCGCTACGCTGGACGTGGCAAGCGAATAAAGTAGCCTCAGGTATCAAGATCAAGCGAACAACAGCTAATAAAGTACCTTTTGGTTATAACAAAGTCGCAGTAGCAGCTCTAGCCGTCGTTAATAGTACGCCAGCTGGAGCCATCTATGAATTGGCAGGTCGCGGCACAGAAAAATCTAGAGCCAAAACAAAGAGCGTCTCTCGTAATCCAAACGCACCTGAGGATTTTCGAAATTTAATGAGTAAAATATCGCCACTTACAGGAAACGCTACTAAAGGCCGTATCCTCTACAAAGCGGAGGCGATAATGGGCGACAGTGTGCGCACAGAGGTAAAGAAGGTTATAGATCAGCGCCTTTTGGCTTTTGTAAAGGAATTCTAAATGGCTCCTAAATCAGAGGTAGCAGTAGATCTAGTAACACGCCTGAAAGATAAAGGGTTTAAGGATTTACAAAAGGAAACTAAGCGAACCGAAAAACAATTAGAGAAATTCGGTAAGCGTCTTAGAAACGTTTTCGGAGCCGCTTTTGTAGCTAATGTCTTACGAAAATCTTTAATAGCTTATTCTGAAAATGAGAAGGCTCTTAAAAGACTGGGCCTACAATTAGATAACCTGAATCTAGGTTTTGCTAAAAAATTCGCTAATGATTTCGTATCGAATCTATCTTTAGCGACTGGGATCGCGGATGACGAGTTATATCCTGCATTACAGCGACTTGTTAGGGCGACCTATACACTCACAGACGCACAAAAGCTCTTAACTCTTGCCGTCGATATCAGTAAGGCGACAGGAAAAGACGTTGAAGGTGTGAGTATCGCTTTAGAAAAGGCATATTCAGGTCAAAATACAGCATTAGCCAAACTCAATATCGGATATACCACCGCATCTCTCAAGGGTCAAAAATTCGGCGATATTGTTACCGATTTACAAAAGCGTTACGGCGGCACTGCTATAGCGACTCAGGATGATTTCGCCACGAGCATCGATCGACTTAAAGTAGCTTTCGATGAAACTAAAGAGGCGATAGGTGAAGGTTTTATAAAAGGCCTAGAGAAATCAGGTTTATCCGTCAGTCAATTTAGCACTAAGTTAATTAAATTAGGCGAATCTGTAGGAACTCTACTAGGTCGTATCGCTTCATTCGCAGATAAATTAACTTTCCTCATAGACAAATTTACATTATTCAAGAATAAAGCAGATGATTTCATAGCGGCCCAAAAAGCATCGGAAGCATCTATAAGATCTACTATTCTTTCGGATTTTGAACGCCTAGCTACTCAAACCGCATTAGCGAAACAAGAGGCTATAAACGCGAAAATTAGAGCAGCCGAATTAGCTCGTTTAGCAGCGGAAGAAAAGAAAAGAGCGGCTGAAAAGAAGCGTACCGCTGAAATCGAACGTCTTAAATCTGCTATCCAATTCCGTTTCGATATCGATGCCATTAATCTCCAGGCAGCATTACGCCGTAATATCTCAGCTTCCGATCGTGAACGAGTATTACAGCTTTCAGCTCTAAAAATAAGTGATTATCAAAATGATGAAGAAGCGATAAAGACGCTACAGGCAGCTACTCAAGGTCGTTATGACGATGCGATGAACCTTGAGAAAATGTATCAATTACTAACCGTTGCAGGTTTCGCTAATAGTAAAGCGGCCATAGATGCGTTAGCTGCGTCTAAACCTCAGATTAAATTCACTGATAATCTTGACGAAGTTATAAATAAACTCAAAGCTATTATTGAAGGTAAATATAGTATTTCTATTGGAGCTACTATCACGGTTCCACCGATACCAGCGCCAGGAAATAGCGCTACTGGCATCGGCCCAGGATCTACCTTTAATCCTGGAGGAGTTCGTAAAGGTGATGAAAGTAGCGGTGGCGCTCTTATACCGCCTCCAGTAGTAGTTAAACCACCTGGAGTCTTATTACCTGGCGAAATTGGCGGCGAACCTTTCGGCGTACAACCAAAACCTTTCGTACCTGATACTGGAAATATCAGATATTTCGATGAAATGGCGAGTAGTTATCTTCGATTAGTAAATGACCTAACTAGCGTTCCAGCTAATTTTGATCCAGCTAGATTTAGAATGAGCGAAAATACAGGTTCAAGTTATCTAGCATTACTTAATGATGCGACCAGCGTTCCAAGTAATTTTGATCCAGCGCGTTTTAGAATGGGCGAAAATGGGGTAACGGTCAATGTCACCGTTCAAGGATCATTATTATCTCAACAGGATCTCGTAGCCGCTGTAACCGATGCTGTCTATCAGACACAGCGAACAGGTAATCCGATTACTTTAGCGGTTTAATATGGCTGCGACGTTCAAATGCACGATCGACTTTTCTAACGGCGCTACATTCGATCCAGCGCTCGTACTCGACGATCCCTCGACGCCTCTTGACATAGCCGTACTAGGTACTGCGGCAAGTGAAATCGTCGATGTAACCCAATATGTATTAAAAGCCTCAATTAAACGAGCATATAATCGAACCTCAGACAGTTTTACAGCTGGTACGGCTGCCGTTCGTCTTATCGATCGTACTGGTCTATTCAATCCAGCTAATACCAGCGGCGCTCTTTACGGCAAGATTTTACCAATGCGTAAAATTCGTTTTACGGCCTCTTATGCAGGTACGGAATATGCGCTCGGATCTATGTACGTCCAATCCTGGAAATACCAATCTCCGACAGGGTTCGATCCTGCCTATGTAGATCTTAATTGCGTCGATGGCTTTCAGCTTCTCAATCTAGCCTCGATTTCTACTGTAACAGGTGGTACAGCTGGACAGACGACGGCGCAGCGAATTACGAGCATCCTAGACGCTGCCGACTGGCCTACAGGTATGAGATCCATATCGACGACTACAACGACTACCGTACAGGCCGATACAGGTACCACTAGAACGGCCCTAGCAGCCTGTCAGAGCGTCGAAACGACCGAACTTGGAGCCTTTTACATAAACCAACAAGGCTATGCCACATTCCTCTCTAGGGCCGATATCATCTCGAGATCAGGTGGCGCATATACGACGTTTAGTGATAGCGGTGCTGTAGGTACGGTTACTTACCAGGCCGTCTCTTTCGATCTCTCAGATTTTGGACTTATCAATAGCTGTACGGTTACTCGTACAGGTGGAACGGCGCAGACTGCTACGGATACGGCCAGCATCGATACCTACTTTTTACATAGTCGAAATCGCAGCACTATCGCGCAGACCGATACCGATAGCTTAAATCAAGCTCTTATGGTCATCGCTAGTCGTAAAGAGGTAGGAGCAGATCTAAGAATGGAAAGCCTCACTATCGACGCTTCCGATAGCGCCTATCCGACTCGCATCATCGCGGCTTTAGATCTTGATATGTTCGACCCAATTAGAGTCATTCAAACTTTACCTAGCGGAAATGCCACGTCGGATACTGTTATTACAGGCTTGGCTTATGACATAACACCGAATACGTTTTTTACTACCTTTACGACCGCGCAACCGTTCGCTAGTGGTTTCGTGCTAGACTCAAGCGTGGATGGCCTTTTGAATGAGGATTCCCTCGCTTATTAAGGAGAAAAATGGCTAAACAAACCTTTACCACTGGGCAGGTACTTACCGCAGCTCAGGTCAATTCGCTTCAAGCTAACGACTTTAACCAGACCGTTAGCGTAAAGACTGCTAACTACACATTAGCGGCAGCGGATAAAGGCACACGCATAGAATTTAATACCTCTGGATCTGTGACCTGTACGGTTAATAGTGGGCTTTTTGACGCTGGAGATACGTTAGTCATCCAAAATAGAGGAGCAGGTACAGCAACGATTACAGCTGGTACTGCAACAGTAAACACATCTGCATCTCTAGCCTTAGCTCAATACAGCGCAGGAACGCTATATTTTGTAAGCGATTCAGCTGCCTTATTTTTTGGCGATGCCGCAGGTATATCGGCGTCTATTGTAGATGCGAAAGGCGATCTCATAGTAGGCACTGCCGATAATACGGTAGGTCGCCTAGCGGTAGGAACCAATGGCTACACACTTGTAGCGGATAGTGTTGAAACAACAGGGTTGAAGTGGGTTGCACCTGCTGGTGGTGGTGCTAATTGGTCTTTGCTTAATGCTGGTGGAACAACTTTGTCTGGATCCTCAACTACTGTTAGCGGTATTTCAGCAGCCGACAAAATTATGGTATTAGTAGAAAGAGCTTCATCGGGAACAGCCTCAATCGAGTTTTTAGTTAGATTTAACTCCGATACGGCTGCAAATTATTACTTTTTAGGCGCGCAATTAAACCCTGCTGCAACAGTAGTACCCTCTAATTTTGAGGAAATGTATAGCGGTGGGCCTGGATTTAATACCAGCATTAAACTTGGTCAAATGTCTAGTAATGCAGGTTCAGCAGTTTCTGGTTATTTGTTAATAAGTGGTGCAAACGCAAGTGGCGTAAAAGTATTTAATAGCATAGGCGCTGCGGGTGCTGCGGGTGGAAACACACAGACTCATTTTTATCTTGGTGGCTATTATAATTCTTCTTCAGTAATTTCTTCAGTCACTCTTTTAACTTCCTCATCAACTTTTGATGCTGGAAAAGTCTTTGTTTATACGAGCGCATAAGGAGCAATTATGAAAATTACTGAAAAAGATTTTAATGCAATTACAGGCGAGGAAACTATCACCGAGCGCGATGCAACTGCTGAAGAAATTGCAGCAGTTGAAGCAGCCCAAGCCAAATCAGCGCAATTCAAGGCCGAATCAGAAGCAAAGGCCGCCCAAAAAGCAGCCCTGCTAGATCGGCTAGGCATTACTGAGGATGAGGCTAAACTGCTTCTAGCATAATCTTGAGGGATAGTTCCTCAAGAATCAGCACTGTAACCATCTTGAGGTATAGTTCCTGTCTATGGTAGACGACATTTATCCCATAACTAGGACTATCGACGATCATATAGACGACTTTGAGGCTGTAGGCTTATAGCTATGGAAAAGAGCGCTAATGGATGGCCTGCCTCTGCAGATCCAGAAGCTATAGATATAGTTCGTAAGCGCGTCCCAGGTACAGATCTAAAGCTGCGTGTCGCTAAACCTGTAGCGCCGTTGTTAATTGGTTTTGCTGCAGAATTTCATAAGCTCGTAGAGCCGATAGATGAAACTAAAACCCTGGACGACTGGGGATACGCATACCGTAAGGTAAGAGGATCTAATACCGTAGTCTCTAATCACAGTAGCGGTACAGCAATAGATCTAAATGCTACTCAACATCCTTTAGCAGCTGTAGGTACTTTTAACGAGGAGCAAGTAAGGGTAATTAACCGTTTATGCCGTAAATATGGTCTAAGATGGGGCGGTAATTATCGTAACCGTAAGGATGAGATGCATTTTGAGATAGCTCTAAATGCAGTGCAAGTCGAAACCTTAATAAGAGGTTTAGAAATGGAGACCGATGAAAGCGAAACAGAAAAAACAGATCAAGACAGCGCAAGAGGTGGCGGCTTCCTGGGGGCGCGCCGCGCTTAGCGCAGCTCTAGCTTATTACTTAGCTACTGGAGATTTAACTGTTAAAGGTTTATCTAGCGCTGCGGCAGCTGCCGTATTACCGCCTCTTATGCGGTATCTAAATCCTAAGGATCCACTTGGACGTGGATAGCCTTTTAATTCAATTAGGCGTAATAGCGGCTGCGACCATATCAGGGGTAGCCGCTATATTCGCCTCACGTGCAGAAAAGAATAGCCGCCCAGTCTCTAACGGTTTTGCCGATGAAGTGTTAGGCGACTTACGAGAGGTACGGCGTATGCTTTTCACGCATCTCAAAGACCACGATCGAGAGGGACAAAATGCAAAAAAGTGTGTTCATTGTACCAACCAGGGGAAGGCCACAAAACGCCGAAAGGCTGCTTAAAGCCTGGGAAGATACTAAAGCTGTAGCGGATCTATATTTCGTGTGCGATTCGGATGATTGGGCATTACGAGATTACGAGAAGATCGATGGCATAAATATCCTGATTAATTATCATACGGCTACTGGTATGGTCGAGCCTTTAAATATGGCTGTAATGACGCTGCTCGATGATTCAAAGTACGATCGTTATGATTTTTTTGGTTTTATGGGCGACGATAATGTTCCGCGTACTCCCTACTGGGACTATTTATTGCGCCTGCTTTTACCTCTAGGTCGGAATGGCATCGCATACGGTAATGATCTTTTACAAGGCGCTAACCTACCTACATCCTGCCTAATGACGCGAGGTATCTGTGAGCGGCTAAAGGGAATGGTTCCAGGCACTTTAAAGCATTTATACGCCGATAATTTTTGGAAGATTTTAGGGACAGACTTAGGGAACCTCCAATACAGCCACGATATTGTTATCGAGCATATGCATCCTTTAGCTCGTAAAGCTCCGATGGACGATCATTACGCCAGAGTAAATTCCAGGGAGTATTACGACCACGATGAGAAGGCCTTTCAAGCGTACATAGACGGACAAGACTATAAAGACCTTCTAGCCAGCCTTTAGGGTTACGGCGTGTCGTCTATTGTGGCGTCGGCGGCCAGGTGTACCTTTATCCCTGTCGAGAAGCTCCCTTAACCCTCTCGACAAGGGACAAGAAAATGTTTGATTTCATTCAACGCAATACAGACGTGATTATTTACTTAATGTGCGTCGGACTTTTTACTATCGGATACTGGTACGGCCATATGGTCGGCCATAGTCGCGGTTTCAAGGCTGGTCGCGCAGCTGCACGTCGTCATCCATCTCTCAGAAATGAGAGAATCTAATGACGATTAAAAATTACGCCATTAGCTACTCGCTTTTAGGCTTTCATATATTGCCGTTAGGCATCCAGGCTAAACAGCCTCATAAGCGCCTTGCACCTCGAGGCCTATACAGTGCTACGGATAATTACGAAATGATAGAGAAATGGTTTCACTTGGAACCTGAAATCAATATTGGAATTGCCTGCCGCGCCTCTAATCTTGTAGTGCTCGATGTAGATCTCCGTAATGGTGGAACTACCGATGGCCTACCCGAGACTCGTCGTATTCGTACTGGAAACGGCTTTCATTATTACTACTCGGCAGATCAATCGATGACTTTTCCAGGAAAGTTTAGGGAAGGTATTGATATTAAGTGGAACGGCTATGTCGTAGCTGCTCCATCACTGCATCCAAGCGGAGCGATATACGCAGTCGATAACGATAGCGATATCAAGCCCATTGGAGATCTAGTAGGTGCTCGATGAAAAGTTCAACCGTTACACCGACTACTCTCGTGGCTGAGGCCAGGGAAAATTATTCATATCTGGCTGCGAATATGCCAGACGACGCGATGAAATTAGCGCGTATCGGCGTTAGTGATCGCATCCACATCCTTTATGAGAATGAAAGCTGTTGCGGTGTTGAGAAAATGCCACAGATCCAGCGTTTCGGAGTCTCATATTACTTTTATGAGAAATGCAATAAATTCGACATATGCCTAAAGTGTCTAGCGACATATTGGTATCGGTGGATCCGATGAATCTAAAAGAAATCGCAGCCGAGTTAGCTGCTCTGACTGTAATTAAAGATGCAGTGACCGAGGCTACTAATCACCTACGCGAATTAGCGAAAGATGAGCTAACGAATGTAGGCGCTGATATGACGAAAGCCGTCGTCGATAATCAAGAGGTAGCGAAAATAACTCTTGTATCGCGAGATATGGCTTTTGTGATAACCGATGAGAAGGCGCTTCTCACGTGGGTATTAGAAAATTTCTCGACTGAAACTGAGACAAAAGTACGCGACTCATTTCGAAAGAAATTTATTGAAACTCTTGCTATCACGCACGAGAATCAGATCTTTAGCACCTTGACAGGCGAGGTCTTATCTTTTGTCGGACTTGAACAAAAGCCAGCATACGTCTCGACTCGGTTCGCTGCCGATGGACGTGAGGTTGTCCTCGATGCGATGCGTGAGCATCGTTTAACGTCGCTTCCCTGGCTCAATAATTACGTTGAATCACAGAGACGGAAAGAGATCGAGTAATGTTTCTACTCTTTAACCGTTACTCACACTGGCGAAATATACAAAAGTATATATATAGAAATCCGATTTTATTAGAGATCGATGCCGAAACTAATAGAGTAAAAGTCGAATTCCTATTGAAACCTGCGGCAATAAAAAAATTAAACCAGATCATCGAGAAAGATATAGATAATGGATGAAAAACAAGCTAAAGCTCTACGCGCTTCTTTCAAAGATGATCTAGTCGAGAAAAAAGTCGTAGGTGCTCGATCATATAACTTTATTAATCACGCGGTAGTCACCGACCGCCTGATATCAGTAGATCCGACGTGGTATTGGCAACCGATGGCGATCGGTGAAACTGGGATGCCGATACTTGATGACCATAACGGTCTATGGATCAAGCTGACCATCTGCGGCGTAACGCGAATCGGTTATGGAGCCTCCGAGCCGCATCAAAAAGGAGCCGACGCGGTAAAGACTGCTATCAGTGACGCTATTAAAAACGCCGCTATGCGTTTTGGAGTAGCTCTTGATTTATGGGGCGCTGATAGCAATCCTGGTACAGCGAGTGAGGTAGCACCTGTCGCGCCAACCTTGCGAGCTGTACCGCCGTTAAAACCTGTTGAAACCGAAAATCCAGCTCTAGCAGAATTCTTACAAGAGCAGCGACCTAATGATCCAGCGCCAGTAGTCATACCACCTGGAGGAGAAGCGCACTGTAAATTCGGCTCTTTTGACTGCCGTATCTACCGCAGCGGTACGAGTAATACAGGTAAGCCATACGAAGGCCTTTTCTGCCAGCGTAAGCCATATAGCGAGGCCTGTACGCCTTTATCAATGGACGGTAAGCCCTGGAAAAAGAGCTAACGTTCGATGACCTACAGATCCGCATCCGAGGCGATAAACCGTGGCGATATTGCGAGTGTTGTCGGTGGTTTTTCGCCCTGGATGTGTCTATTCAGACAATTAATGACGTTCACAGATACCTAAAGAGAGAGAAGGATGAGGCCGCTAAAGCTGTCCAGCCAAGATCAAGATCTAGCTCGAGACGCCGCCGATGAATTTATCCGCTGGTCGATAGATCAAAATAAAACAGATAGACCACATACACGAGCCGTTCCCTGGAAATCAGATCACGAACGTAAATGGGAAATGACGATGGCGTACAGCGCCGAAATCGCTGTAGCTCGGTTATTAGATTTACCCTGGAACGGACTTAATACATTTAAGGAATTCGCTGACGTGGGCGAAAATGTCGAGGTGCGCTGGTCGAGGAGTGAGAACCTCATTCTGCGCACCTATGACAGGGATGGAGATCTCGCTTTCCTTGTTCAAGGATCATCCATCGATCGTCTATTCCTAGCAGGTTTTTTACCTGTCAAAATGGGACGTATCCCTGAATTCAAGTTACCCAATGAAAATACCTGGTTTATCCCACGCGACAGGCTCTACCAATATATGCCGCACAATCAGGCTCTAAAGCCGTTTTTAGGCTATTGGAGCCGACAGGGATAGGCAGATATAGATAAACCAATTACGACGGCTATAAAAGCCGTTTAAGGCTTGGCCTACTGAGGGTACGGCCAATGGCGAGGGACTGGCTTCTATGTGCGGTGTCAGTCCCTTTCGCCTTTTTTGACAAGCTGACAGAGCTAGGGTCTATATTCCGCACTGGTCGATGAGACTGGGGGCAGGAACTCCGAAAGCGACGGTCGAAGGGTATAAAAATACCTAGACAGAGCTATAGAGATCCTTCCATTCCTACCATAAAAGATTTTTAATTTATGGGGGGTAGGGGGGCATTTCTCCTCTTGCTCTAGTCTCAGGGTATATCTATAAAAATAAATAAAAAAAGAATTACAATAGAACCCACACAAGGAAACCAGTGAAGGGATCCATATGACTCTGAATATATCGATCTCTATCGGTGAGGTTTCTACAGATATAAACACAGATGAATCAATGTCATTCGACGCAATCGAATCAATGTTAAGTAGATCCGTTTCAGCCGTCCTCGTTTTATTTAATTCGATGGATCCCAAAGATAGGCAATATGCATTAGGCCTCGATGCCGATGCGAATGATGACGAGACGGACGAGGAAACCGACGCCTGAAGGTTGGGAACACTGTCGCTCGTGCGACAAGATCCTACCTTTAGAGAAATTTGGATGGGTAAATAAGGCGCGAAATAAACGACGCCATCAATGTCAGAATTGCCGAAATTTGGCGAGATGGGTACTGCGTAGGGTAAAATCTGATTATGAACAGCTCCTACAAAAACAAAACTATCGATGCGCTATATGCGCCATACATAACGATATAAGTCGTCTAGGAATAGATCACAACCATAAAACACAAGAGATCCGAGGCCTTCTCTGCCACGACTGTAATACTGGCATAGCCTCATTCGACGAAAACCGTCAATATCTAGCGAAAGCGATCCTCTATCTCATACCGAGAGGCGAATATGAAGCTATTAATGATAAGTCTAATAATGGTGATGAATTCTCCAGCTGAATATCAGGAATACGCAGCCAAGCACGTTCACGCATACGAGGTTAAATGTATGAAAGAACTATGGCGTAAAGAAAGTAACTGGAGGCCACAGGCGAAATCGCCGACACACGATTACGGAATCCCTCAAAGACATATGAAGGGTAAGACAAAGGCCGAGATCGATGCATTTAGAAAATCACCGATGCGTCAGATCCAGTGGGGTATTAATTATGTGCGTCATCGTTACGGTGATTTCTGTAGCGCTTTAGCGTTCCATAAGCGCAATCATTGGTACTAAATAGGTAGCAATAAGGTACATTTTGAGCCATTAAACGTACAGAAAGGGACAGTTATGGATCTACGAGAAAAGATATCGATAGGCGTCTGCTCGCCTGGGGTATGGACGTCGCTATTCGCGACCTCGATCATCGATATTGCGAGGAGTCAATCGCAATTAGGGCAGCTGATTAGCCTGGAAGGATCAGGTGTTATTAGTCGTCTGCGTAATCAGGTTGTAGCTACATTTTTAGAAAAGACGACCGATGAATGGTTATTACAGATAGATACAGATCAGATCATTAAAGTAGATGCATTTAAAAAACTAATTGCGGCAGCGGATAAAGATGAGCGACCTATTGTGAGTGGAATCGTTCACGCCGCGTGGGATACTAACAATGTTTATCCTGAGCCTGTCCCTTGTATATTCAAAGTAGGAACTGAGGGTGGTCTATATGCCGTCCACGATTATCCTGAGGATGAGATCATCGAGATCGATGCGGCTGGTACTGGATGCATACTCGTACATAGATCCGTATTTGAGAAACAAAGAGAAGCCGCTGACCAACAAAACGAGGGAGCGATGTGGGGCTTCTATCGTGATATGCCTATTAATGGATCCTGGGTAGGTGAAGATATCTTTTGGTCTATTCGCGTTAAGGCTCTTGGTTACAAGATGTTCGCGCATACTGGCGTACAGCTGCCACATAAGAGAAGCTACTGGCTCACTCAAGAGCATCACAAGGATTATGGTAAGTACGTTAAGACTCGGCATCACAGCGCCGAACAAGAGATGGAGATAAGTAATGGCGATAACAAGTAATATAATCTCGTGCTCAACCACAGCGCAGGTCGTAGTAAATCTTGACGATGTAACGCAATATGTATCGTTACATAGTAAAGGTGCGATCTATATTGGTAGTGTCGGCGTGACCTCATCTACTGGATTTCTAATTGATAACGGAGACAAGCTGTCTATAACCGTACCTGCGGCCTGTAGCTTGTATGCAATTACGGCTACTGGTAACGCTGATCTCTATGTGCTAACTACGCGAGTCGATTAAATAATGTGGGCCATTTTTTCCCAGGCGAAGCACGAACGATAC